CGCGGCTCAATCCTCCTTCGAGAACCAGCAGGGGAGGCAGCAGAGTCAGTCCACTCTTTACGGTGGAATCGCAGGACTCTACGGGAGTCTTGGTGTGCAACAGGCGGGGATTGGTCAGCAACAGGCGGGGGTTGGTCAGCAACAGGCGGGGATTGGCGGACAACAGGGAATATTTGGCGGACAACAGATTGAACTAGGGCGGCAACTACAGGACTCCGGGATCAAAGACATCTCGACCATGCAGTCTCTGGGTCAGGAGCAGCAACGACAGCAACAATCCGAACTGGACGCTGCCAGAGATACTCAGGAGAAACAGTTGTACGAGCCGTACAGCCGCATCGCGTACCTCTCGGATATCTACAAGAGCGCCCCGTCGGGGTCATCCGTTCTGGCTTCGAAGATCTCCTCCCCCCCACCAACACCATCTGTCTTCCAGCAAGTTGCCGGGGTGGGAACGGGTCTTCTTGGGCTCGGTGGCGCTGCCCAGAAGTTTGGGTTCTGACGCTCGGAAGGTCGCCGAACAAGCGGAACACGTGGATTTTGATAGGAGAATAATATGCCTGGAGTACAGGACAGGACGATGTTTAAAATGGCTAACGGAGGCTACATACCACCTCCCGTGGAAGCCGACATGGAAGCCGACGCGGCAATAATGTCCCCGGAACAGGAGGCGTACATATTCCAGGAGGCGCAGGATCTTCCCCCGGAAGTTATTCAAGCGGCGGAGTCCGGGATCCAAGATGTCGAGAAGGATCTTACAGACGAGGCTCTGGCTTCCGCGGTCAACGAGGAAGTATCACGTAGCATTAGCAACTTGGGCATGGCGGGGGACTTCAAGGATGTTATGAACGTTGTCTGGGACGAGGACGAGGGTCTTGATACATACCGTTCTCGACTAGCAGATATTGTAGGCCCGGAAGACGCTCAGAGGACACCGGACTCCGTGCTGGCCCTTGTGCAACCGACCCTTCAGTTGGCCCAACTTGACCAAGGTATAGGTGCCTTGATGCAGGGAGAACTAGAAGGGTCCGGCGACCTGGGCGGTGGGATTACCGAACTAACCGCCAAGAGCGCAGTTGTAGACGGCATGGCCGCAGAAACAAGCGCCTTGGTTAAAACCGTAGGGAGCATGGCCCAAGGACCATCCGGAATGGACCCTATGATGCAGCAGGGAATGGACCCTATGATGCAGCAGGGAATGGACCCTATGATGCAGCAGGGAATGGCTCCAGAACCATCCGGTATAATGGCAACGGGCGAAGATCCTATGGGCATGGATCCAAGGATGATACAAGCTATGCTGCAAGGCGCAGGGCCCATGGGCCAAGGCATGGTCTAATAGGAGCTACTCATGGCTGACCCAGTAAACCCGTTTACTCCCGCAGACCTAGCGAAGTACAAACAGTTCTTTAAGCCTCAGGAGCGACCAAATGTTCTTGGAACGCCTGCGGGACAGCAAGCGTTGGAAACAGAAAAATCTGGTCTTTCTTCTTTTCTTGGGGCTACGGATTACGGCCAGCAGCTTGAAGAATCCCGAGATCAGGCGAAGTTGCAGTTCTATCTCAACATGGCGCAGCGAGGCTTTGCAGCGGCGGGGGCCGCACCGTTGCAAGGAGAATCTTTGGTGAGCACGTTGTCTCGGGAGCTATTGTCTCCTCTTGCTGGCGACGCAGGCGCGGTTGCCTCCCGCATGATGCAGCAGCGACAAGCTCTTAAAGCCGCCGAAAGGCAGGAAGAGCGCCAACTAAAACTGGCTGCTTTGCAAAACGTGCAGGGTAGGCAGGAAAAGGCTTTCGCGGACGACGCAAGCGCCACTCAGCAAGCGCGTAATTATATGCAAAACGCCCTGAAAAGGAACGACACGGTATCTAACGAATATATGGTAAATGGCAAAACCGTTCCCTTAATTCTACGCAAGGATCACACCGGACAGTTTCAAGGGTTTTTTAAGCTAGACGGGACAAAAGTAAACAGCGCTGAGGTTACAATTAAACCGGTTGCCGCCGTAAAGCCCATAACTTCGTGGGCAAGTGACGTTCAGGTCAAACCGGTCGGAGGCAGCGACGACCAGTTTAGGGATGCACCTGGAGCACTCAAGATTGCTGACGGAACCGGGAAAAATTCAAGGGTAGTGCTTCGCGGCCTCACGCTAGATTTTGACCCAAAGTCTGCGACCTACAATGCGAAAATTGTTAATAAAAAGTCGGATCAGTCCGCTTTTTATAACCCAACATCCAAGTCTGTTTTTCTCAGTCAACCTGCTATCGATCTTTTTAACCTTCCGCAGAATCTGTTGGGGCAGAAGGCTACTTATAGGGAATATCTTGTTAAACCGGAGCGGCGTGATCTTAATTCACAGTCTATTAAAGAGCTTTCCATTGCCGGTGGAACATTCGTTTTCAACAGCCATCCCGGTCACGACCCTGAGACTGGAAACATTACCGTCAAGCGGGGTCCGGACATGACACCTGAAATCTTTGAGGCAACTCAGCTATTTCGGGAACAGGACCCCAAAGCTACAGATACAGGCACATACACAGGCAACCTGGTTGTCGTAGACACAAATACGGGAAAACCCGTCTTAGACGCACAACAGAGAAGGATTCAGGTCGCCCGGCGAGGTAATGAATTATTTCAACTCGGATCGACTGTCGTTTATAAGCAGCCGAGCAACACTGAACTTGTTCCTGTTGCTAAATTCGACGCAGAAGAATCTGATCCAACCGACACGGCCAGAAAAATCACGGCCAACCGAGACTTGCTGTTTACCAGCATGTATGGGATTCAAAACCAGCAGTTACAAGGAGCTAACACGCCGTTTGGTGCGGAAAGCGCCTTGTATTTTGATGTAGCTGCTTACCGAGCGGGTGAGTTTGCGTTTAAGTATGTTCCTCCAGGCACTAATCCCTTGGAAGCCGCCGCAGAATCAGTGACCATAACCAACCCAGGGGTCCAAAACTTCATAACGAAAAGAGTGAACAGCTTGGCCGACGCTACTTTAAGAACTGACTTTGGGTCTGCCAACCAGGAAATTAAACCAGCACGGTTGAATGACGCGGTTAAAGCAATTTTGTCTTTATCCCCTGCGGCACTCTTTGGGGCGGAAGCTATACCGAACTTAGGAACCGATGCCAACAACAACCCAGTGGGGTATGTTCCAGGGGCCAGTGCACTGGATCCAGCGATTCAAAGAGAAGTGGTTAAAACTGCTGTTGATGTTCTGAAAAGAGATCCGACGGCAAACCCGACAGAAATCTATCGCGGCATAGCCTTCCCAGCTAGCAAAGAGGCCCTTAATAAAACTTATAGTCGCGTAAAGATTGCCACTACGATTTTTCCGGAGGCTTTTGGTAATCCGGAAGTGGCAGGAACAGATAATTTTGACTTTGATTTGGTTCAGCAACGAATGGATATAGAAGTCATACTTCCACGAGCTAATCTAGTTCTAGGAGCTTCAACCGACGACTATAGGAAAGTTCTTACTGACGAAGCCGCTAAGGTATCCGTTGCGAGAGACAAACTTCAGAACGGTACAAATGCTCGCAGTGCTAAAGAGTCTTTTCTTCTGTTTAGGCAGTTTCGCGAAGGTCTTCTTGATTTTAAAAACGCGGCCAGAGAAAGTAAGGTTGAGGGGTTTTTTACTGGTAGGCTTACCTCCGGACTCTCAAGACTTGGTCTTGCTAAGTTTATTTCCGGGGAAGGCGCGGAACATTGGAATAGGCTAACCGCAGCCTCGGACAGATTTCAAGAGGGTATATCCCGACGGGTCGGCAAAGATTTTGGCGATGACCGAATTAGTAATTTAGATGCCGCTGCATACCAAAAACTCGTGGCAGATATAAAAAAGGGCAAAGATTTTAACCGAATTTTAGTGGACGACGGGTTATCACGAATAAAAAACAACCTGACGGATCTCATGTCGCGTGGCGGAAGGGTCGGCTGGACGGAAAGAGAGCTAAGACAAGCCTCAGAGGCTGGAGTTGATTTTTCCGAACTCAAAACTATGGAAAACTGGCACGGGCACGGGTACTACGGAAAAGACAGGTATTCCGCTACTCGTCAATGGACTCCGTCTCTTTCCCAAAACCAACGGGACGATATTAGAACACAGGGTCAGTTAAAGGATACTATGTACGGCGGTCAGTACACAGTTCCAGACGTAAATTATTTAAGAGATGAGTTGCCCACTTTCCAGCGGGAAACAGCAGCAACAAAAGATAGACCGGAGATTTCTGCAACCGAAGTGTTACGAAAAGGTCCACTTCAATTTGATGATTATATTAAGGAACTAGCCGACAAAGCTGACGTATCGGTAGACGTGATGCGTAGACGGGTGGTTCAAGGGATAATCTCATACAATACTTTCCGCGCACAGATTAGGTAGGGAAAAATGGCCGAAAAAGGTTTGAACCCGGCAACAAGCCGCCCGTTAGAGATCGACGTGAGGAGACCCGAAGACCGAGTCAAACCTCCCGAGCCAATACGGACACCTCCCGAGCCGATACTGACACCTCACACGGGCATCACTGCAACCTATCTCGGACTTGCGGGGGCTAACAACGTTGATCACTCCTATCGCTTTACAAATAAACAAAGTGGCGCGGTAAAAAATGTGACTCTTTCTTACGACCCCTCCCGTTTATCGGGTCTGCTGGGCGTTGATCTTAATACTGAGGCAGGTCTGGAACTAGCTGCAACGTTAGCCCCAACTTTTAGGAACCTTCAGTACCAAGACCAACGCGGTTTTTTCGACCGAGCTATAAGCCCTACTTTGCGTAGTATTCCAGCCTTCTTCGGGGGAGGTCCCTGGGATGTAATGGGGCTGTTGTCTTATGTTCCAGATCCCGCCGATCTTGCTGCGATGGGTTACGAAGCCGTAACGGGCGTCGATCCTTTGGGGAGGAACGAAAGTCGGACAGAACGAGGCAAAGCCCTTAGAAAAGACGTGGGAGACTTCTACGGAACGGACGCAACACGCCTGCGTTTTCAGAAAAATATTCGAGCCGCTGATAATTACATGTTTGATGTTGCCGGGTTCAAACCTTTTGAAGCCACAATAGGAACCGACATGACACCGGAAGCCCGTGGCATTTGGGAGAAAATGATAACAACGGGATTAGAGTTTGCCGTTAGTGGTCCTGTTATGATATCGGGCGCGGCTGTTCCGGCTAAAATTTTACAGGAAAGCGCAAGATTTACCTTTGCCAAACTAGCCAAAGAATCCGCCAAAGATTTAGGCGAAAAGGCTCTGGGCCCCAAAAACATTCGTTCTTTAATAGATAAAGCCAATGGTTACGTTAACCCACTAACCAGCGCGGGACGACGTAACATACTCGGAGAAGTGGGTTTTGGAGGGGCCGCAGGTGTCTCTACCGAAGCAGCTTTATCGGCATTGGGGGAAGTAGATCCCGACGCGGCGGAGTGGGTGCAAGCAACTGTCGCCATTGGATCCGGGTTGCTTGCTCCAATCGCTGCTAGGGGTGCGTTTACTACTTTTTTACAGGGTCCGGTAATTAGACTTGGCACCAAGGTTATTGTAGATCCTCTGTTTAGACCCGAAAAAGCTGCCGCAAGATACAGCCGAGAAGCGGGTCTTGGGAAATCCCCAGGGGATCGTGCAGGTGTTGCAAGTGTCGCGAGAATCTTAAGAGAGGCTATTCTAGACGGGCGGCACGTAGACCAAGCTGCCGGTTTGGCTTTTACAACTCCCGAACTTGCGAGAACTGAATCGAATATATTAAGAGCAGAAATCCAGCTTAAAAGAGACCGGTTATCTCAAGAAACGGATCCGGATGTTCAAGCTCGTTTAGGAAAAGAAATTAAGGCAGACGAATCTGACGTTGGTTATTTAAACAGGACGGCCAATTTCCACGAGAGCGTTCTTCAGTCCGCTGCGCACGACTCAAACATTGCTTCTGTTAACCGGTTTTATCAACAAGAAGCTGGTAGGTTAGTTGAAAGAAGAGAAAAGTTTTTTAATTACATTGAAAACTCTTTTAAGAGATCTGTAGACGATTTAAGTTTCGGCGGCAGGGATAACGGAAGCCCGCAAGAACTTAGACTTGATTACACGAAGGTTAAAGAGGAAGGGGATATCCCAGAATTTGAAGCTACCCGTCGCCGGTTGGTTATGGAAGGCGATCCCAAAGGCGTGGAAGCTTCCGAGCTTACGTGGCTAGATCCGCAAACCGCAAAACGTGTCGAAGTCGTCCGAGAAGACCTGTCTTCTGGAATGGAGAAATCTTTTGCCGATGCTCAAGAGGCCGCGGCTGGTCGGGTCCGTAAGTGGCAAGACTCCGTGCAATCATACTTGGCGAACAGAGGTCTGAGATCTGTAGACGACCTGTCGGTTGAGGAGAAAGCTCTTGTTGGTGACATCGTTCGTGGGATTTATGACGACGCCAGCCGCGAATTTAGGGCTTTTGAGAAGGCCGCGTACCGCCGAATAAATGGCTTGAATGACAAAGTTGTTGACGACATTGTCTTCCCGGAGGGGTCCATCGATCCCGCGGATGGTTCCGATATATCCGGCATGACCGTGTCGGACTGGGCTACGGGGCGTCTAGAAAACCTTTCGCGAACACAACGATTCAACATCAAAGAGGTCCCGGTAGAAATAGCTCAGCTTGCGGGTTCAAGGTCGGTCTTAGTCCAACTAAACCGCCAACGTGAAGAAGCGGTAGCCGCAGGACGATCCAGCGCCGCACAATCTCGCATACCGGATCTAGAAGCCCAAAGAAACGATGTAGTAGCTAGGAAGACAGAGGCCGAGTCTCGTTTAGACAAACAAGTAGAAACAGACCGTATTGACACAGAAAGTCTCACCGGATCTTTTAATGAATTTGTTCAAAGTATTCTAGCGAAATTAGACGATGCTCAAAAACAAGTTGTTCTTGAATTTTCGACCAGCCCTATTGTTCCCTGGGAAACCCTGACATTAAAAGAAGCGCGGGCCATGGCGCCTGTTGGTTTGGAAAAGATCTTCGCACAAGTGGCGAAACAGAAAAAAGCTATGGCTACTCTAGGCGACGGCGTGACTTCTTCTAAGGCTGCTAGAGATTTAAGAAAAGAAGTTATAGACCTTGGAAAAGAAGCTCAAGGGTTCCAATCGGACATAGATAAAATTACCCAAGACTTTTTAGGAGCCGGGGACGACGTTGTCATTGATCCTACGGGTCGTCTGACATCCCAAGATGCGGATGGGGCCGTTGTTGCCGGTGGCGTTTCTGCAAATGATGTAAAAGAAACAATTTCGAACGTCGCGGAAGCTGCGAGACGCGAAAGTTCTACTAACGGTAGAACTCCAAGATACCGGAACTTACTGCAAGTAAGAGAAACCCTCGAACAACTTCTCTCCCCGGAAACGTTCTCCACTTTGGACCCGTCTTCTCTGGCGTTCGCCCGAGAGGCTTCTCGTGTTGCACACAGAGTAGACGACGCACAGGGTGACATACTCGGAAAAGACAGAGGGTCTGCGGTTAAAGTACCTGTAGAGCAAGCTGCAACAAGAATCCTGCCCGAAGATACTTCTTCTCTGGCTAGTGCTTCAAATTTAAGAGTGCTCAGAGAAGCAACGGCTCCGTTGCCTGATTTTGTCTCTATAAAAAAAGGGGACGACGGAAAAATTATCACTGACGCAGAGGGCGTTCCGGTTGCGGTGATAGACGAGAAGGCCCTAGACGGAAGCTCTCTTTTTGATCTTCCGGAATCTCCCTTCGAGTTAGTGCGCGTTGGAGAGGCTGGAACTCCGTTTGAGATAAGGATTAAACCGGATTTTCCAGCCAGCCACAAATCTTTGCAGGTTGCGGAGAGCATCCTGCTGGAACGTTTGGCGTTGAGTTTCTCGGATGGTGTAGATGCAAAAAGCCTCGATTCTTTTCGGACCAGGAATAAGGAGGCTATCCAGTTCCTTGAAAACAATGGACGAGGGGACGTTCCGTCTTTGATGACCGATGCCGACGGACTTGCAACCCAGTTGGATGCGTTGAAGACCCTTCGCAATGACAAGACAAGGCGGCAGCTTACCGAACTGGTAAACAGCGGTCTGCTAGATATCAAGGGATTAAATATTGAAGACTATGTAGATTACATAGGCCAAAGGCGTAATCGTCTTTCACAGGAGAATGCGTTCTCCGAAGTTATAAATGCAGAAGCTGGATACGGAGCAGAACTTCTTTTTGACCGAGTTATAAGCCCCAACAATAAATCCCCAAAAGGATCTCTAAACGAATTTTTATCTCTTGTCCGTGGAAACCGGCAAGCCGAGAAAGGTCTTCAAGCTTCCATAATCGGAGAGCTTTTCAAGCGTTCTACTACCGCCACCGACCCTGCCCTTCGCGGTGCTCTCATAAAACAAACGGGAGACAGTGCCGCGTCGGCCTTCGACCCAACTAAGTTTCGTGAATTAATATCCAACCCACGTATTCGTTCTCTTATTCAGGAAGCTTTCCCAAACAACTCTGAGTTGTTGCCGGGTTTAGAGAAAATGGCAGTATCTGCTTTTGAAACATCCAACTTTACCAGTGGTGGCGTAGGCGGTAATAGAATAGATCCGCAAGCTGCACTCAGCATGGAGGCGTGGAGCAACCTTGGCCGAATAGCGGGCTTGCAGTTTGCGGAGCGGGTTGGTTTTATAAACGCTCTGATGGCAGCCGGAGCGGGTGGACGCATGTTTGGTAAAATCGGAAAAACCATAACCGGCAACAAACTAAAAGACATTTTGATTAACGCCGCTCTTGACCCTGAAATAGCCGTAGGTTTGGCGATGGAGACCTCTCAATCAGACGGGTTTTTTAGGTCGTTAGCAAGAGCAGCAATAGACACGGTTACGGCTCGTGGACTGCGTCCCGGTGCCGTGACTCCTGTCCTAAAACGAGGTGAGGAAGAACTTGACGGAGAGGCGGGAAGGCTGTCCCTTGAAGATGATTACCGCCTGGGCCGCCCTTTTGTGTATCGGGACAACCGTATCCGGTATGCAAAAGAGAACGCCCCACCGTTAGAGATCGACGTGAGGAGACCCAGAGCCCGACCTCCCGAAAGATACCAGCCGGGCCGTGGTCCCGTTCGCGGGTCTACCCTTGGCCAGACCAGTGCCTTGGGATCACGGCTCCCGGGCCAATCCTCTCAGGGAACGCTGGCCGGTCTTAGCCAGTTGGGCATGCCTCTGTTCGCCGCGCACGGCGGTTACGTAACAAGGGATGCCGAGAGCGGCGGAGGGAGGATACAGGAGTCTGGTATTATGTCCGTCAAGTGCGGACCTAAGCCAAGGCAACTAGTAGGATGATGTTGTCGGCGCACTTCTCCCTGAGCGAACTTGTAAGGTCGGAAACGGCAACCCGTAATGGTATTGACAACACGCCAGGGGACACCGAGATCGAGAACCTTGTCGTTACTTGCAGAGAAATATTGGAACCAGTGCGGGAGCACTACGGTATCCCGTTCGCGCCCAACAGTGGCTACCGGTGTCTGGCTCTCAACAGAGCAATCGGTTCTTCGGATAGTTCCCAGCACGTCACAGGGAATGCGGTGGATTTTGAGATACCGGGCATTGACAATAAAGAGGCTGCTCTCTGGGTCATGGAGAATTGTGACTTCGACCAGCTAATCCTTGAGTTCTACAAGGAGGGAAGACCCACCAGCGGTTGGGTGCATTGCAGTTACGACGAAGAAAAAGAACACCGCAGGTCGGCCCGCATCTTTGACGGGAGCACTTGGTCTGGGTTAGCCTAACTAACCGCTGCACAAATCAACGTGAGCCATCATTTCTCAAATCCATCAGCCTTTAGCATCGTTCACCTTTTTACTTCATAGACAGGAAGCAGGACGGAGATCGCGGAGGAATCAAGGGGGGTTAGACTCCCGCATAAGCAAAATAATCGAATTGTAGTCCTCTTGCAGCTCTGCAATAACATCACTCAAGAAATCCAGAAAATAAATGGCGCTCCCGGCCCTGCCTGGGCACTCCGGGTCCGCGACAATTTGTTTCCAATCGTCTATTTTCTTACGAGTTGTAGGGGACGGGAGCGCCTCTCCCTTCGTGTCGTGCCAGATAAAAGTTATCTTTTCAGTCATATTGAATCTCCCTTATTCTTTCTTGTGAACAAAATTTGGCTCATACTTGTATCCTGACGCGTTCAGCATGCTCACTCATATTCTCCCTGTGGGATTTTACGTAATAAGGCCATCAACAGAATAGAGATCGCGGAGGAATCAAGGGGGGTTAGACTCCCGCAGGATCGAATCGTAGTCCTCTTGCAGCCCTGCAATAACGTCACCCAAGAAACCCAGATAATAAACAGATCTCCCGGTTCTGCCTGTACACTCCGGGTCCGCAACTGTTTGTTTCCAATCGTCTAATTTCTTACGAGTTGTAGGGGACGGGAGCGCCTCGCCCGTCGTTTCGTGCCAGATAAAAGTCATACTTTCGGTCATATTGAATCTCCCTTGTATTCTTGCCGAATTGCGGAATGTCAGCTTAACCACTCCCTAGCGTCCTCTCCTAATATGGTATCCGCGATCTTGATTTTGCTGCGCAGTGCGGTGACGATCTTTTCGTCGATGGTCTTCGGTGAAATCAAGTCTATATAGGTGACCTTGTTCTCCTGACCGATGCGGTGAGCGCGGTCTTCCGATTGAAGGCGAAGCTCCAGGTCATAACTGTTGCTGAAATAGATGACGGTGTTTGCCGCCGTAAGAGTCAAACCATACCCGCCCGTTTTAGGGTGCCCCACGATGAACCGCAGATCAGATTGACGATCCTGGAATGTTTCCACGATCTGCTGTCTCTCTGAGTCCGGGGTTTCACCGTGGAGCGCTGCGACCGCCTGTACGCCAAAGCGGTCGCGCAGGGCCTTGACAATTGAGCGAATGTCCTGCGTCCAGGTCGCCCATATAATTGCCTTGCCCTGTATCTCTTCACAGATTTCCATCAGCTCCGACTGCCTGTTTGACTTCAGGGAATGGACCGTGCCATCGTCGTCTGTCAGGCTACCGAGGCATATCTGCTGGAGCCGCATAATCTGTGTTAATACGTTTTGCGTGGTGGATAAATCACCGCTGTCTAACCTTGCCAGAGCCAAATTCTTCATCTGGGCATATGCGGCTGCCTGTTCCTGTGTAAGCTCTACCTCACGCTTCATGTAAACCTTGTCTGGTAGGTCGAGGCAGTCTTCCTTCCGGACCCTGAATGAGTGCTCATCCAGCGTCTCGGCCAGTTCGTCTAGCCGTTGGAAGCCAAGAACCTGATTAAAGGAATGGGTCCCCATACTCCTACGTTGCACCACAGCATACCTGCCTTGGAATGCATAATAGCTCTTAAATCCCAGGATCTCCGGGCTGAGAAAGCCCATCTGGCTAAAAAGATCCATGGGCGACTTGGTGACCGGTGACCCTGTTAAGATACGCCGCATTACCGCACCAAGGCCCACGGAACAGATCGCTTTTGTCCGTTTTGCTTGCCGATTCTTTATGGTGGTGGATTCATCCACCACCATAAAGCCGTTGAACCTCTTGACAAAGTACTCCGCGACATACACGCCCTTTTTGGTGCTGAATGCTTCCACGTTCATCAGGAGGAACTTAAGACTTCCGTTCTTCTCTGAAAGGTCGTGAAGCTCCTTGCGTTTTGATTTTGTCAGGTTAGGCCTCCAGAGGACGACTTCTTTATTAATCTGCTCCGGGAGGTGCGCCTCTATCTCACCAATCCAGTTGGCGATTACGCCCTTGGGTGCTACGATGACCGCAAGGTCTACCTTACCTCTCAGGAAATTGTGGGCAATCGTGTCAAGGCATACTTTTGTTTTCCCGGTTCCCATGTCCATCAGCAGGGCATAATTGTCCCTATCAGAACTGCCCTCCAAGGCTTCCAACTGGTGGCGGTACGGCTCGGTCCGAAAAATAAACTCAGGCATAAATAAGATTTCTCTTGCACCTACTCAGGTTTACCCGTATACCGAATATCGACGGTTCAGTCAACCGCCTACAAACTTTCGGAGAAAAAATGATGCCGGAACTACTAGATGAGATGATAACCGACTCCCAAGAAAGGCCTGCCGAGATTGGACGAATGCAAGAAGGGCGGCTCGACGCTGTGTCGCGTCTGGCGAACGAAGCCGCCGGTCTTGAGCAGGCCTTAGCCGAGGCAGAGGCTGCCGTGAAGGAGACAACAGCGGCTCTCCGTAAGATAACAGACGAGCATTTGCCCGAAGCCCTGGAGGCTATGGGCCTCCAGAAGTTCACGCTGACTGACGGCTCGGAGATTGCCGTCAAGCCCATCTACGCCGCCAGCATCCCTCGTGATCGTAGGGAGGAAGCGTTTCAGTGGTTGAGGGATCACGAGTTTGGCGATCTCGTAAAGAATAACGTGATGGTAACTTTTGGTCGCGGTGAGGATGACATTGCAAGGGACTTTATTACCCTCTGCGGCACACAAGGATTCGTTCCAAGCCAATTGGAGAAGGTCGAGCCGATGACCCTCAAAGCGTGGCTCCGGGAACGGGTCGAAGCGGGTGACCCCGTCCCACTAGATCTCTTCGGGGCTTTCATATCACAACGAGCAACCATAAAGAGGAGCAAATAACATGGCCACATCCGTAGCCAAGAAGAAAGAAACAGAAATCTCGTTAATGAGCGAGAGTATGTTCGCTGACGACGCCGGTATTGGTGTGAGCGACTTAGGCGCTGAAGACCTTGCTATACCTTTCCTCAAGGTCCTGCAAAAGATGTCCGATGAGTTGGACGACCTGGAGGATGCGAGAGCCGGGGATATTTATAACACCGTGACCAAGAACGTGACGCCTGGGAAGCAGGGAATCCTTGTGATTAACTGTGCCTATAATCTTCAGCACATCGAATGGGAGCCGCGAGGGACCGGTACTGGGGCGCCTCACGCTATCTATGGCCCTAGTGACCCTGTACCAGCGACCGAGCGGGGGGACGACAACAAGGACTATGTCGTCGGAGGAAGCGGGCGATACCTTGAGCGCACCGCGCAGCATTATGTCCTCACCATCGACGAAGATGGCCTGACTCAGCAGGCACTCCTTCCGATGAAATCCACCCAGTTCAAAAAGTCAAAAGGGTGGAACAGCGCGATGCGATCACTGAAAATGAAGGATGGCAGTGGTAACCTATTCACACCGCCGCGATTCTCCCACGTATGGAAGCTGGAAACAGTGCCCGAGGAAAATAAGAACGGATCATGGCACGGTTGGCAGATATCTAAAGACTCGGTCGTCCAGAATCCGTCCGTCTATGCGGAGGCGAAGCTCTTCGCGGAGTCAATCCGAGCGGGGCAGGTAAATGTCAAGCACGTCCGGGAAGAGGACAAAAATTCCCCTGACGACGATCTGCCTTTCTAGGTACAGGGCATAACGGGGGAGGATGACCTCCCCCGTCTCCCAGCGCAATGGAAAAAGAAATCGAGAGATTCTCGCGGTTATTCCGTGGTTTAGATCGGGCCTACGGGTCCTTGGATCTGACTACAAAGGATGCGCGTGGGAAGCAGAAGGGCAAATACAAATTTGTCCACGAGCCACGGACCCTTGCCACCTACCGGTCGCACCTGGATGGTGGCACGAGCATAGGAGTTGTCCCGATCAATGAGGACAACCTATGCCTGTGGGGGGCCATTGACGTGGATCAATATCCACTGGACCACTCTGCAATATTAAGGAAACTGCGGGATGCTGCTATGCCGCTGGTGGTTTGCCGCAGTAAGTCAGGCGGAGCACACCTATATTTATTCCTCACAGAGCAGGTAGAAGCGGAGAAAGTCCAGCTCAAGCTCAAGGAAATTGCGGCGGAGATTGGCTTGGGCGGCTGTGAAATATTTCCGAAACAGATAAAACTGGTTTTAGATCGAGGCGACAATGGAAATTTCCTCAATCTGCCGTACTTTGACCACGAGAACGGTCTCCGTTACGCCCTCAACCAGGACGGCAGCGCGGCCTCGTTAGAGCAGTTCCTTGACCACGCGGAGGGTGCCTCAATATCAGAGGGACAACTGGACGATCTTTTGTCCAGGTCTGTTCCTGATGTGGATCAGAAGCTCCGCGACGGACCACCCTGCCTCCAAGCGCTCTTGCGGCAGGGATTTCCAGAGGGAACCAGGAACAACGGGTTGTTTAATCTTGGCGTCTATTTACGCAAGGCCTACCCCGACGACTGGGAAACGAGGATACTTGAGTACAATCAAACCATAATGACCCCGCCGCTGGATTTAAAAGAGGTCAACGTCGTCGCGGACCAACTGAAGAAGAAGGAATACCAGTATAAATGCGCCGACCAGCCAATCTGTCACTTTTGCAACAAGGACCTCTGCCGCAGCCGGAAACACGGCGTGGGTGGGGGGGACAACACCCCCACGGTAGCCAATCTTCGTAAGTACGACAGCGAGCCCCCGCTATGGTTCTTAGACGTAAACGGATCGCCCGTAGAACTCGATACAGAGGCGCTACAGAAACAACCTAGATTTCAGATTCTCTGCATGGAGCAAATAAACTTCATGCCCCGGACAATTTCCCGTCAAGCGTGGGAGGCCCAGATGAACACCCTGCTTGGTCTGATGTTAGACACAGAAGGGGCCGTTATCAGCACCTCTGGGGACACAAGTGTCCGTGGACAGTTTTATGACATGCTTGAGGAGTTCTCCACGCACATGCAGTCTGCGCTGGATAAAGAAGAAATACTACTGCGCCGCCCGTGGACCGACGAGGCCAGCGGCAGGACATATTTCCGGCTCAAGGATCTAGAGGCTTTCCTCAAGCGCAACAAGTTTTTCGACTACCGGGCAAACAAGATCGCACAAAGGCTCCGGGAGATTGATGGGCAGTCGGAGCAGTTTAGAATAAAAGGTCGGGCCGTTCGCTGCTGGTCCATTCCCGCGTTTGCTAGGATGGAGGAGGAGTTTGAATCCCGATTCGACGATGAGGAGGATATACCGTTTTGAAAAAGAAAAATTCAACCTTCTGGAGCCAACTACTCCGGGAGATCCGCATAGAGAGCGGGTTGACACAGCAGGCTCTCGCTGACCGATGTGAACTGTCCAGGGGCACCATAGCGGAGTACGAGAGCCAGCGAGCGGCGAGACAGTTATCCATCTACCGCGTGGAGCATATTTTGGATGCCCTCGGCTACGAGATGGACGCCTTCCTCAAGGGGGATGGATAGTGTTCAGGTACTTTGGCCCTCCTGGGACTGGCAAGACAACGACGCTCCTTAATCAGGTGGACGCACTGCTCTCCGGTGGGATGTCCCCACAGGATATTGGATATTTCGCCTTCACACGCAAAGCAGCACATGAGGCTCGTGACCGGGCGGTGGCCCGATTTAACTTAGACCCCGAAAAAGACTTTTTGTATTTCCGAACGTTGCACAGCTTGGCGTTCAAGGCGCTCGGGATGTCAAGCGCCGCGGTGCTGGGGGAGAGTGGTCTACGAGATTTTGGCCAGAGGGTTGGGGTAGATCTGATGTCATCGGGGGCAGAGCGCGTCTCCGACGACGGGTTCTCGGCCCCCAAAGCCAACCACCCTATTATGCGAGCCATAGACTTGGCTCGTAACTCAATGTTGGGCTACAGATCCGCATACAACATGGTCGGGCTGCCTATTCCATTTTATGAGTTCGACCATTTGGCAAAAGAATATCAGAGGTTCAAGCAGCTCAACGGGCTACTGGATTTTACTGACATGATGGTGGACATGTCCAACCAACCGGGGTGCGTCCCCTCCCTGCACACAGTCTTCCTGGACGAGGCGCAGGATCTTACCCCGCTGCAATGGCGTGTCGCCCATATCCTGGACGAGAAATCCTCGCGAATGTTTCTTGCAGGGGACGATGACCAGGGAATTTATCGGTGGAGCGGCGCTGATCCGTCCCGTTTCGTGTCTCTTGGTGGGGGGTCGGAGGTATTATCTCAGTCTTACCGCATACCGCGCAGCGTTCACCGTATTGCGCATTCCGTGGTGCAGCGAATACACCGCCGGCAAAAGAAGGTGTGGCTCCCCAGAGATGAAGAGGGCTCAGTGCGGCGGACATTCGACGCGGGGGAGGTACCATTCGGGGACAATGAGTGGTTGGTTATGGCGCAAGCAAATTACATGCTGGATGGCTTGTCGGACCATCTTACCTCCAGCGGACAGTATTTCGAGCGCAAGGGCGTTTCCTCTTTGCCGAAGGTCGTCCGGGATGCGATTGGGTCTTGGAATCATATCCTGGAGGACCCGCGACATGAGATATCCCTGAGAGAGGCAATAAATCTATACCACCATATCTCAAGTGGTCCGGGGAGGTTGAAGCGTGGAGCCAAGAAGCTCCTTTCGGGCTCCGATGAGAATGATTTGTTCACTATGTCGCTTCTCCGGGAGCGATTCGGATTAGAGTCGTCCCCTGACTGGGCCTGGGACGAGGCCCTCGATAGGATAACGCGCAAGGATCGAACCTACGCCTCGGCACTCCTGAATCGTGGCGTCAATATCTTCCAGAAACCCCGGATAAAGCTCTCCACCATACATGGGGCCAAGGGGGGGGAGGCAGACAATGTTCTATTGTTCATGGACTTATCAGGGAAGGCCCTGCGGGACATGGAGAATCATCCAGACGACGCGCACCGAGTACTGTACGTGGGGGTCACCCGAGCGAGACAGAATCTAATACTGAAGATGGCCGAGGATACGGCCCGAGGCTGGACCATATGAGAGTCATCCTTGAGAGCCCGTACAGTGGGAGAGAGGGGCCAATTTTAGACCGAAATGTGCGCTACGCCCGGCAGTGTTTGATGGACTCGATTAGTCGTGGCGAATCCCCGTTCTCCGCACATCTGCTGTACACGCAAGTACTCGACGATAATATTCCTGAGCAACGCAGCCGCGGGATGGCGCTGGCAAGGCCGTGGTACGAGGTTGCTGATCTCTGCGCGGTATACATAGACCTTGGGATCACCCGGGGCATGGAGGCCGGGATTGCACACGCAGAATCATTAGAAATTCATTTGGAAGAGAGGAGACTGGGACATGACGAGTATATCCGGTGAGATATTGCAGCGAGCATCCAAGATCGTTGCGGGCGACCGAGCGGAGGACTACGGCTCGATCTGGAGGAATCACCAGAATATCGCGCAGTTGTGGAACGGATATCTATACAATGCGGAGGGCCTGCTGACCGCGGAGGATGTAGCTAATATGATGGAGCTTTTGAAGATAGCCCGCCGAAAGGTAGGCGCCTGTAAGGAAGATAATTATATCGACGGGGCTGGTTACGCGGCGGTTGCCTATGAGTGCGCCCGGGAAGA